GGGAGTGAATCGGAAGTTACCTCACCTAGGCAACGCAGGCCGGGGAGTGAATCGGAAGTTACCTCACCTAGGCGACGCAGGCCGGGGAGTGAATCGGCAGGTCCAAATCGCGGAGTGGTTCGAAACGCTTTCGCGGCGTTTCGATCGCGTTCGGGTCTGCTCTGGAGATTGGTCGCGAGTATGCGGCCCATCCGTGACGCACAGGCACGGGTTGACCGGAATATTCCTAGATCCTCCGTACTCCGACAGTGCAGGCCGAAAGTCAGATCTCTACTCGCAAGATAGCGCCAGCGTCTCGCACGCTGTCCGAGATTGGGCGGTCAAGCACGGGCAGCGTAACGACATGCGGATCGCGTTGTGCGGCTACGACGGAGAGCACGACATGCCTACCTCGTGGGAGTGCGTTGAGTGGAAAGCCGCGGGAGGGTACGGCTCGCAAGCGCAAAATCAGGCCCGCGAGAACAGCACGAAGGAGCGTGTTTGGTTTTCGCCTGCGTGCTTGACGCCATGCCCACAAGCTGCTAAAATCTAGCGGGCATGAATGATCTGAAAACGAGGCTTGACGGCTGGCTCAACACGTTGTCGGGCCTTGGCGGCCCGAACGATCGGAGTCGGGCGACTGCGTATCAATCCACCCAGCTCTTAGGATATCAGACCTCGCTATCACTGTACGACCAGGACTGGCTGGCGCGTAGAATCGTGGACGTGTTCCCAGAGCAGGCGCTACGCCGAGGGTTTCGACTGAAAGAACCTAACGCGCAGGTGATGCAGCGTTGGGGGAAAATCAACACGAACATCTCGCACCCCGACGGGTTGTTCCAACACGCACTCAGCATGGGGCGTCTTTGCGGAGGAGCAGCGATTTTAATCGGTGCTCGGGATTCGCGATCGTTCAGCGCGCCGCTGGCAGACGGGGCACAAGTCGATTGGATTGATGTAGTGCTGCGCGGCAACTTGCAGACGGTCAGCGCGATCAAAGATCCCTCCGATAAGGATGTGGGAATGCCGGACCGGTACAAGATCACCGGCGGGCGTCGGCGGGGGCTTGAAGTTCACCACTCTAGATTAGTGATTTGTGAGGGGTTGTTTCAGGCGGCATCAGATCAAAATATCGCAACGCAAACCGTGCTGGAAGGCCCGCCTGAATGGCCTTGGCAGAGCGTTCTGGCGCCGGTGTTTCAAACGCTAGCCAACTACGGTTTGAGCTGGGCGGCTGTCAGCCATTTGATCCAAGAGGCTAGCGTCGGCGTGATGAAAATGCGAGGGGTCACCTCCATGATCAGCCAGGAGGATCAATCAGTTGCGGAAGCCCGGCTTAGATTGATGTCCGTTGCGCGTTCAGTTACTCGCACGATTTTCCTCGACTCCGAAGGTGGTGAAAGCTTCGAGCGTAGCAACGTGAGCTTTTCGGATTTGCCTCAGCTCATGAGCGAAATGAACAAGTTGATTTCCGGCGCCTCTCTCACCCCGCTAACGATCCTGTTTGGCTACACCCCGAGCGGATTGAACGCGACCGGTGAAAGCGATCTCCAACAGTTCTATGATCGGATCGAAGCCTATCGCACGGCGTTGAAACCGAAACTGGAAAAACTACTCTCGTTGGTAGCGGGGGCGCCCGTCGAAGTCGAGTTTGATTCCCTGTGGCAGCCGACTGATTTGGAGCGCGCAGATCTTCAGTCCAAGAAATTTGCGTCGTACAAGACGCTCTGGGATATGGCCGCGCTCGAAGGGGGAGAGATCGTGCTTGCGTTGTCGGAGCAGGGACAGCTCGGGATCGATTTGCCGCCGGAGACAGTTGCACGAATCAAAACCGATCTAGTAGCAGTGAAGGAACCGAATGCCCCGACGCTTCCGACCCCCGCCGAGATCCCGACGAATCCGACTAGCTCCGGGGCTCCCGGACAGGATCCTGAATAGAGCGGTTCGTCAAATGCTCGCGCCGCTACGACAGGCGCAGGCACTGATTCTCGAAGCGTTGCTCACGAATGCACGGCTCGACGCCGGCGAAACGTTCGTGTTGGAAGAGCTGCGCGCACGGTTGGCGTTGCGGTTCGATTTAGATCAAGTGGACAGGTTGACTCGGGAGTTGGCCCAACAGATTGATACGGCTACTTCGCATGAGCTAGCAATGCATCTGAGCCCAGCGCAACGGACTGTTAGCAATCTAGTAGCGCGTAACGTCATTGATCAGTTCCGAACGCGGAATGTAGCGCTGGTTCAAACACTGGTTGGTAAGCAGTTGGATGATCTCAAGGTCACGCTGGCGAAACCGGCGAACGTCAATTTGCACCCCAGTGCGTTACGACCAGTGCTGCAGCAGCGTTTCGGTGTGTCTGCGTCGCGAGCCGAACTTTGGGCGAGGGATCAGACGCTGAAACTCCACGGCCAGATTACGGAGCAACGCTACCAAGCAGCCGGCGTGACCGAATACATTTGGACGTCGAGCGGAGATGAGCGGGTGCGTGAGTCTCACGCAGATCTCGACGGGACTCAGCAGACTTGGGCGAACCCGCCGGTCACTAACGACGCAGGCGACACGAATAACCCGGGTCTCGACTACGAGTGCAGGTGCACAGCCTACCCGGTGATTTAATCACTTGACCTTTAATTTAATTACTGATAGAATTTCCGAACGTGTCTCGTGTAACTCGTTTGGATAAGGGTCGACTCGGCGCCGGACGCACCGGCGCCGGGTCGTTGCGTGCACCCGCGCACGTGGCGCGTACGGGAGTGCAGGAGTATTTGCTCCCTGATGGTACAGTGCGCCGAGAGTATCGGCCTGCAGATAGTGTATTTCACGAAGACAGCTTAGCGTCTCTGCGTTCCGTGCCGGTGACGCGCGGGCATTCGACGAACGCGGTGGACCCTACGAACTGGGCCACGCACGCTGTTGGGTTCGCGTCCGATCGGGACGCAGCGAAAAATCAGATCGACGGTGAAGACTGGATTTTAACCGAGCTAATTGTCTCACACGCGGACGCGGTTGCGGCGGTTGAGAAGCGCGATCTGGTCGAGGTTTCCGCAGGCTATTCGTGCGAATTGGATTTTACCCCGGGCGTTGCCCCGGACGGGCAACGATACGATGCCGTGCAACGCGACATCAATTTCAATCACATTGCGTTGCTTCCCGCCGGAGGTGCCCGGGCAGGCAGTAACGCACGAATTCGCCTTGACTCACAAGGGCATCAAACGGAGCAAGACATGGTCAAAGTAACGGTTAACGGGATCGAATACGATCAAGGCAGCAAATCCCATTTGGACGCGATTGCAGCTGAGACTAAGCGTGAAAAAACGCGAGCCGATGCCGCGGAGGCGAAGATCAAGACGCTCGAAGCCGACGCAGGCGCTGCTGCAGCAAAGCTTGCTGCCGCAGAGAAGGCCCGCACTGACGCTACCGCGCAGACCTCTCCGGAAGCGGTCGCGGCGCTGGTCGCGGATGAGTTGGCGTTTCGCACCGACGCGATCAAGCTACTCCCCGCGGAGTATGATTTCGCGAAAAAGACTCGGAGGCTCGTCAAGCTGGACGCGATCGCGCATTGCGCTCCCGACCGCAAGCTGGACGCTACCGCGACCGACGCTTTCGTCGACGGGTTTTTCGCGAATCTCAGCCCCCCTCACGGGGCGCCTGTCGACTCAGCTGAAATCAAGACTGACGCAGATTGGGTCAAGTCGATCAACGGAGGCTTTGCTGCCTCGTTCGGAGTCAAGTAATGTCCACGTTTGAAATTCGGGAGTCGATTTCGGAAGGTCGTCGAGGCCTTGCGCAAATGATCAACTCTCGCGACTGCGGCCGGGCTGCTGCTGCGTTGCCTGCTGGTGTTGTGGTTGTGCCTTCGAGCGAAGATGATTTCGCGATCAAGGTTCCTGCGAGTGCCGCGGACGTTGCGAAAGCGCTCGGCGTGTCGGAGTATCTGGCGCTATCCGAGGAAGCCAGCGCGACCAACGAGTACGCAGAGGATCAGGTCGTCAACTACGTTCGCTCTGGGAAAATCTTCGCGATTTCCGAGGAATCCGCGGCACGTGGTGGAGACGTTTACGTCCGATTCGCTGCGAAGGGAGCCAACACGCAGCTCGGTGCGGTCCGCACCGATGCCGACGGCGACGGTCCGGAAACGGTCGAGGTGACGATCGTCAGCGATGACGACGGAGCAGTGTTTCACCTGACGATCAACGACACGCTGTTTGAGTACGTTTCTGGTAGCTCGGAAACGCAGTCTCAAAAGGCGACCGCGTTTGCCGCACTCGTTGACGCGGAGGATGGTTTCGGGGCTGCGGCAGTTGCTGCGGTGGTCACGATTACACCTGTCTCCGGTCAGGCGGACGTGACGGACGCTTCACCTGACTCGCTTGCAACGTGGGAATACGGAGCAGATGCGGACGCACCCACTTGTGCGCTGCTCGTTGGTGCGAAATTCGACAAGGCCTCAAGCGGCGCGGGAATCGCGCTACTGGATCTGAAGTAACATGTCTACTGCCATCCTAAATCAAGAACTCCGCAAGGTCACTGCCCGCCGCCGGCACCTGTACCGGCCAGCGCAATTTCGTACGATTCTCAACGTGGTTCCCGAAGTGCCCCCGCACGTCGAGAAAATCGAAATTGAAGTCATCGACTCGTTCGCCAGTATCAAGCCGATCCAGTACAAGGGGGGGCAGCTCCCCACGCCGACCGTGCAGCGCCAAAAGGCGGTGTTCACGGCAGCGTCTTTCGGGTGCGGATTTGAAGTGATCGACGAGGAATTGACTCGCGCTCGTGAGACCGGAACGGATCTGTCAGCGGTAAAGGCGCTCGCAAATGCGCGAGCCGCGGAAGAGCTGCTTGAAACGATCGCGGCGCAGGGTGACCCCTACGGTCTCAACCTCGGTGGGTTCGGCAACAACGCTGAAGTTGCCGCGTCCCCCGTCGTCGCAGTGACCAAGAGCGTTGGCGGAACCGCCTGGACTACCGCGGGAGTGACCGCGGAGGAAATCGCGCAAGACGTGATTTCGCTAGTCAACGGGGTGCATCTCGCAAGCAAGCAAATTTACACTGCGGATACGGTCGTTGTCCCGCTTGCTCGCATGATCCACATGGTGCAGGTCACCAACTCGTTCGGGCGCTCGGCGCTCGACATGGTTCAGAAGGTTTATCCCGGAATGCGGTTCCTTCCGTGGGGTAAGCTCGACGCACTGGGCGCGGGTTCTACTCCTCGAATGATCGCGTTCGCGGCTCGGTTCCCTGAAGTTGCCCGCTTCGTGCTGCCGCAAGAGTTGACCGAGCACACGCCAGTGCCGATTGCGTTTGGACACATGGTCCCGCAGAAAATGACCGTCATCGGTGCGATCGTTGAACAGCCGCTCGGCGTGCGCTACATGGACGCGATCTGATGTTCAAGGCGCCGCGCGGTGTGACGCTCGGAGGGGATCTGTTCCCTCCGGGCGCGGTCTTCACCCCACCCGATCAGTATCTGGACGGGTGCTTGCACTTGGCGGAGTGTGGGGTGCTCGAAGTTGTCGACGCATCCGAGGCGCCGAAACCAGTCAAGCGAGGTCGCGGCCGCCCGCGGAAGGTTCCGTTGCCCGAGCCCGAGCCTGAGCCCCCTAGCGATCCATTCGAGCCAGTCTGATGTCACATGGTCGACGTTCGCGGTATGCAGGAGCGGTTCCCGGAGTTTAAGGAAACCGATTTTTTTCAACTCAAGCGCGCACTCGAGTCCGCGGACCGATTGGTCAGCGACTCCTGGGACGTGCTGCGAGACGACGTGGTGTACCTCACCGCGTGTCACACGATCGCAATTTCCCCCGTCGGCAGGGCAGCGAATCTCACCGCTAAGGACGGGTCGAGTACCTACTCTACTCGGATATCCGAGCTAGCAATCGCGCATGCTTGCGCAAGGTCGCGTATCGTATGATCACGGATCGCGCGGATCGCGATTACGCCGCGTCGCTGAACCTGCCTGCATCCGTGTCGGTTGAAATCGGCATCTTTGAGCAGGACGGCGGTGAGGCAGCTGAGGGGCTGACCGTGGCAGCGCTCGGATTTATTCACGAATTCGGCGTAGGTGTCCCTCAGCGTGCGTTCCTTCGCGGTTGGTATGACTCGCACTCGAGCGAAATCGAAACCAGGTTTCTGCAGATTCTAGCAGGGGCTCCCACCGTACAGCAGGCGTTCGATCGTTTCAGCCTGTGGGCGCAAGCCGAAATTCAGAAAGGTTTTTCGTCGCCTCCGTTGAAGGGGCTTTCGGAGGAAACCAAACGCAAAAAAGGTAGCTCGACCCCGCTAGTAGACACGGGCGCGCTCAAAGCAGCTGTGCGCGTGAAGGTGGTGGGCGCGTGAGCTGGCGGGTCAAGCGCGACGCTATTCGGCAGGCCGTTGCAATGGCTGCCGAGGTGAGCCCCGGGACCGTGGTGTGGCACACCGAGGCCCGCCCAGCTGCGGATCCGCTCGTGATCTGCGACATCGTTGCCGTGTCCGTCGAACACGACTCACGTGAAGCCCGTGTTTTCAACGGAGCAGATAACCGGCTTGACCGCACTAGGTCAAGTGTGCTACGATTTACCGTGAGCTGTAGAGTCGAATCAATCCAGCCGGACGCGGTTTTCAAAATTGAAGACATTCGGGCGGGGCTTGTGCTGGACGCGCAGCGCGAGTTTTTGCGCGAGCACAGTATCGCGTATATTGGTCAGCTGGGTGCCGTGCGTGGAGTGACGATTACCTCGCAGCAACGTGCAGTGTCGAGCATGCTCGCTGATTTCGAATTCCGCGGAGAGTTCTCTCGCGCCGAAACACAGATTCCGTTCGTCGAGACTGTCTCGGGATCGATCAACGGCGAAACTGAATTTGCAGGAGCAGTCTAAATGCCCGACGTAAATGACATCGTAGTTGCCAATCTCACGATTGCAGATCGCGTTCCGTCTGCTTCCAATTTCGGGGACATCATGCTGTTCGCATTCCACGACAATTACGTGGGTGCGCGGGAGTACGCTTGCGCGCCAGCGGGGTTGAGTGCGATGGCTGCAGACGGTTTCGCGTTGACGTCGAGTGCATACCTCATGCAGTCCGCAGCGACCCGTCAAAATCCGGGTGTTGCTCGTACGAAGGTTTTTGCACGGACCGCGGAGAACGTTCAGGAATATTCGCTTACCCCGGCATCTGTAGTCGTTGGTTTCGAGTATGCTTTCCGCGTGGGGATCGGGGCGGATTTTACCGACGTTTCTTATGTTGTGCAATCGGGGGACGCTGTTGCAGACGTTGTGACCGCTCTGCAGACCCAGCTGGACGCGATCTCGGGAGTCGACGCAGAGGACGACGTGACGCACGTAACCGTCACCCCGACGGCCGCAGGTGCCCGAGTCTACCTCCAGGGAGTACCCCGGCAACTGACCGTGCTGGACGAGTCCCCGAACGCCACGATCGCCACCGACTTGGCAGCGGCTGCGGTCGACCACGATTTTTACGGCTTCGCAATCGACTCGACTTCTCAAGCCGAGTTGGAGGCAGCCGCGGCTTGGGCGCTGACTAACGGCAAAATCTTTATCGGCAACACGCTCGACACTATTGCAGAGGGCTCGGGATCGACTGACGTGGGTAGTGTTATCGCTGCCACTGGTAATCACTACGCAGCGACGCTACGCTCGGACGACCCGGTCTCGTACCCGCATGTAGGCCTGATGTCGCGACAGTTCAGCCGCGATCCGGGGTCGAGTAACTGGTATCTCAAGGACGTTGTCGGCACGGTTCCCGACGCCTGGACGGCGGGTGAGTACGCGAACCTGGCCGCAAAACAGTACGTGACCTTCAACACGATTTCGGGCTTGCGTGCGAGCCTCGGATCCCGCGCGGCTAGCGGTCGCCCGCTAGACGTGACGCGGGGTACGGATTGGCTGAAAGCGATCGTCCAGACCGAGATCTTGATTCTGCTGGCGAATACGGAGAAGGTCCCGTTTACGCTGACCGGACTATCTATGGTCGAGTCAGCGATTCGAAAGGCGGCTGCGCGCGCCGAGCGTAGCGGCGTGCTCGCTGAGGGGTGGGATGTAATCATGCCCGTGTTCGCGGATATCTCGACGGCCGATAAAGCTGCGCGCACTCTCGCGGGAATCGAGCTTAACGGCCCGCTACAAGGCGCCATCGAAATCGTCAATCTCAACATCAATCTGAAGCTGTAAGGATTTCCGCATGGGCAACCCATTAGCTGTATATGACTCCAACGCGGTCGACTTGATCTTGGGCGTTATCCCAATCTTGGACGGGCGCGCGGAAGAATTCGTTACGCTCGAAGCCGCTGAAGAAGCCTATGTGACCGTCGTCGGGGCGGACGGTAAGGTCACTCGGTGTGCGACGAACAACCGGCTGTACAACGGTATGATCAAGCTTCTGGGGGCGAGTGAGGAAAATCAGAAGCTGACCGCGCTCTACCATCTCGACCGCAACGCCGCGAACGGCGCAGGCATCGGCGCGTTCTTGCTCAAGGACAACAACGGAGCGACGTTGATCGCGGCCGAGCAGTGCTGGATCACGAACCTCCCTGCGAAAGCGTTCGGCAAGACGCTGGCTGATGTCGAGTGGCCGTTCAGCCTGGTCGCACCTGCGGGCGCGCTGTTCGTGGGAGGCAACTAGTGCGAGATGATTTCGAAGTCAGCGGAGTAAACTTTCAGCTCTCCCCGCTGAAACTCAAGCAGGCGTTGAAGGGTCAGCACATCCTATTGGAGTCGATTCTGCCTGCGATTGCAGGTGCTGCGAATGCCAAGGAAGTGCAGATCGATCTAAGTTCGGCCGTGCAGGGCTTGGCGCGTCTCCCGGAATTGATCGACGTGTTCCTCGGTGCGTGCCGCGTCCAGCTGCCGCAAGGCTGGGTCGACCTATACACGTTCCGAGAAGATGTCTTCAGGCGCAAGCCAACGCTGTTGCTGGCTTGGTTGGTTCAGTGCCTCGAAATTGAGTACGGGGATTTTTTAGCCGACGCTGGCCGCGACCGACTCACGTCGATGGGGACGCGCTTCGAATCCCTGATTTCGTCGATTGGCGGATCTGGAGAATCGCCACCGACGCCCGAATCAAAGACTCCCTAGCCGAGATCCTCGAACACTGGTCGATATGTCAGCTGCACGAAGCCCACATTATTCTGGATGAGTTAGATCGCATCGATAAGGCTCATCGAAAAAAGCATGGCCCTTAGAGATCTCACAGTCAAATTCACGCTGAAGACCGGAGCCGCCGGCCAGCGGTTGCGCTCGTTGAATGCGGGCGTGAGCCGTCTGACGCCTGTTGCTCGGGTTGCGCGTGCTGGCGTCGATCGTCTGTCCAGGGCGATAGAAAATTCGGGTCGATCTTCCGCTGCAGCGGCCGTACAGCAGAAAAGGCTCACCAGTCAGTTTCAGGGTGGGGCTCTCGGGGCTCTGCAAAAATATGCGGGCGTGCTCGTAGGTCTTTACGCGGGATCGCGGTTGATTTCGGGGATCACCGGGTTCATTGATCGTCTGACCGATCAAGGCGACCAGCTCGATAAGATGTCACGACGTGCGGGGTTGAGTGTCGCGGCGCTACAGTCTCTCGAACATGCAGCGACCCTGTCCGGCGCGTCGTTAGAGTCGTCCGTGAAGGCATTGCAAAAACTGCAGGTGAACATGTTCGAGGCCGCCAAAGGCACGGCCATGCAGGTTGAAACCTTTAAGGATGCTGAAATCGAATGGGAGAACGCAGACGGTTCTCTGCGTTCAGTCGATGACGTGCTCGGCAGTGTGGCGGATGCGTTAAACGGGACTGTAGACCCAGCGCGGCGTTTGGGGCTGGCCACGCGATTGATGGGGAAGGGTGGCGCGCAACTGCTGCCGATGTTTGAGCAGGGGGCTGCTGGCCTAGCGGAACTGCGCGCCGAATATGAGAAGCTTGGTGGAGGGTTGTCGCGGGAAGCGATTCAACAGGCTGCGGACTACAAAGACACTCTGCAGCGGTTCAGCGTCGCAGCTCTTAGCGCGAAGTCGAACATCGCAGTGTTTTTACTACCTGCGCTGACCTCGCTCGTCGAGTTCTCCACTCGGGTTTCGACTACGTTTTCTCGTGTGTTGAAGGACACGCACCTGTTGGCGTCCGGGCTAATCGTGCTAAGTGCCGCGCTCGCCAAGCTCGGGATTGCTGCGATCATTTCGAAATTTGGGGGGTTGCGTAAAGCGATGGTTCGGCTGACTGCCGTGGCAAAATTGGGAGCGAAGGCCTTCCTGTGGATGCTGATACTCGCACTTATTCTCGACGATATCATCACGTTTTTGCAAGGCGGTGACTCCGCTCTCGGGGCTTTTATCGATAACATGTTCGGGGCCGGCACTGCCGCTGAAGTCGTCAAACAAATCAGCGAGTGGTGGGACGACGTTGGCGAGTCCGTGATGGCCGTGGTCCGCACGGTGATCGAAATCGGAGCACAGATCGCAGCAACCGTGATCGTAATTCTCGGATGGCTTGCGGCGCTCATCGGCGGGAACGACGAGGCTGCCGAGAAAATGGAGCGCGCGTTTTTGCGCGTGACGGAAGGGATCGGTAAAGCGATCGATGACGTGTTCGAATTCCTGGGGTTGATTGCGCTCGAAGCCGTTGAAGAGGTGATCGCGATCTGGGACGATCTAGGCGAGGCTGCGGGGCTCGTAGCGGATAGCATCGCAGATGCTTTCTCCGATGCCTGGGGTTCGGTCGTGGAATCCGCTAACGAAGCTTGGTCGAAAGTCAAGGGGGTGATTTCAGATATCACGTTCGGGCTCGTCTCGGCGGACGCTGCTGCCCCCGCGACTGCTGCGCCTCGACGACCCCCCGGTGCGGGTGGCTCGGTGCAGCAGAACACGTTCAATCAGACTGCGCAGGTGACGGTCGGCGGGGGGGCTGCGAATCCAGGGGCCGTTGCTAGGGCTGCGCGCTCAGGTACGCTACAAGCCCTCGGCAGAGATCGCCGAGCTATCCTCGCTGGAGTGTCCGGCTGATGTCCGATTGGTTTGACTCCGGTCAAGTGGGCGCCGAAGGGTCGCCGTCGCTCGTACAGTGGGAGGACGCTGCTGGCGTTCTGCATTTGCTCGACGCAGATCTAGTGCTGACTGCTGCAGACGAGCGCACGTCGGAAGCAACCGAGCACGCGATCGAAACCGGAGCTACTATCTCAGATCATGTCATTCAAAAACCGAATCGCATGGTGTTGCAAATCGCGCAAACTCAAACCCCGATCGTCGCACCCGATTCGAGATTCGCTGAACGTCCGCACCAACTCGAAATCCGGGAGAGTGAATTTCGACCAGGGGGTTTGCTCGCGTTGACGTCTGCTGCTCGCAGCTTCGTTTCGGGACTGTTTGGCGGGGCTCCGGGCGCGATCGTGGTTCACACGCTGAGCGCGGAAACTCCCGTCGATCGGGTGAATGAACTGCATGACGAGTTGATTGATTTGCAGCAGCGCGCACAGTTGATCACGGTCGCGTATCGCGGTCGCAGACACCCCGATCAACTGATCACGCGAGTAACGTTGACGCACGAGCCTCCTGCAGGTCTCGGCAAATTCGCGGTTGAACTGATACAGATCCGGTCCGTGGCCACCCGCGCAGCGCTGGGGGAGGACGCGCTCCCAGACCCTGCGGATTTGCGCATCACCCCCGCGAAGAAAATCACCAAGCCGAAAAAACCAGAGGACGCCCCCCAGAAACGCGAATCCTATTTGAAAAAAATGGGTGGCTTGCTGCTAGGGGATTACTTGTGATCTTCTCGATTCCGCTACCCGCGGACGGTACTCCGTTCATTCAACAGCAGGTCGAGCTGGACGGAAAGAGTTACGATCTAGATCTCAAATACAATTTCCGCTCTGGGTCTTGGGTGATTTCCGTGTCGTTCGAGGGCGATCCTATTGTGAGCGGCCGGCGGTTGACCATGTGCATGAACGTGTTTTTGCGCGCGACGCATTCGAGCACCCCTCCCGGAGCCTTGATCCCGTTCAACGATCTGGACGGGCTGACTCCGCCAACGCTCGACACGCTCGGTCAGGTAGTTCAGCTGTACTATTGGGACGCTGAGGAGGTCACGACATGACCGAGCAGCGTGGGCGCGAGTATCGACTGACCGTAGGCGACGTGCTAATCGAGTCAGCTGACAACGTGGACCCGTTGCGCGTAGCGTTTAGCGTTGAGCGCGACAAGACCTCTACGCCGAACAACGCGCAGATCGCGATCTTCAACTTAGCTCCCAGCACGCGCGAACGCATCGCAGCACTGCCGCTGGTGCCCGTGCAGTTGGAGGCAGGGTACCGAGATTCGATCGGTCGCATTTTTCTCGGTGCGTTGCGCTCTGTCCGCGTGGATCACACCCCCCCGGACGTTGCCCTAATCGTCAGTGGGGGAGATGGTGAAGACAAGTTGCAGACTGCGGTCGTGAAAAAAAGCTTCGCGCGGGGGACCAAACTCGTGGACGTGTTGTTGCAGCTAGTAAAGGCAACTAAACTAGGGGTTGGGAACAGTAAAAAAATCGTTCCTAGTTTTACTAACGGTGGTGACACGCTCGCCCATGGGATTACGTTCGACGGAGGGGCGTTCGATGAGCTGTCAGCGTTCTTGCGATCGTGCGGGTACGACTGGTCGTGTCAGAGCGGGGATGTGCAGATCACGCAAATCGACGGGACGGTTCCGGGCTCGGGTCCGCTGCTGTCCGCTGATACAGGGTTGATCGGCACGCCAGAACTAACGCAGGAAATCGAAAACGGTGTCACGAAAAAACGGGTTGTGGGCAAGTGTCTGCTCGTCCCGTATTTGCGTCCAGGTATTGCGGCGAAAATCCGTTCTGAGAAAATCGACGCTACGATCAAGATCTTGAAAACGAAACACTACGGCGACACTCACGGACAAGAGTGGTACGTAGATTTCGAGGGAGAGCCGCTGTGACCGAGGATCGTGCAGACCAGCCGCACTGGCCGGAGATTATCAAGCGCGCAATCGAGGTACAGCTTAGTCGGCTGCAAACAAGCTTGCCGGGCCGGGTGGTCACCTACGACGCGGCCGAGCAGACTGCTGCGGTACAGCTCACTGTCGGGGATACTCCGCCACTGACTGACGTGCCCGTGAGCTGGCCGAGGGGTGGGGGGTATTTCGTACACGCACCGTTGACTGCCGGCGATCATGTTTGGGTGCATTTCTGTTCGGAGGATTTCAGTGGGTGGCGCGAGCAGGGCACGCAACAACCTCCGCGCATGCTGCGACGGCACGGGCTCTATGCGTACGCCAGCCCCGGCGCGTTCGTCGACGGGGACGAGTTGCCAGACCTGCCGGGACATTTCGTGTGTGGCAAAGTCGGCGGACCGCAGATCCATATCGACGGCACGGATGTGCGCTTGGGCGATGATAGCGCGAGCGATTACGTTGCGCTCGCGTCCTTAGTGCTGGCCCGACTGACCGCGCTCCACACCGCGTTCGACGCGCACGCGCACGCTGTATCAGGCGCGTCAACGGGCCCCCCTACCCTCCTACTCGGCCCGCCTGCAGCGGTAGCAGCGACCGTCACCAAGGCAAAATAATGGCAGGCTTTCCGATCGAAGGTGACCTGATTTTGAAACCCGACGGGTCCGGGTTCGTGCAGCCGGTCACGCTCGCAGAGCGGGTGCGCTCCCGGATTTACGTCGGGCTCCACACGTGGCTCGGAACGTGGCGCTACGATCGACGCAAGGGGATCCGATATCTGGCAGACGTTTTTCGCAAGGGGGCGCCAATTCAGTTGATTCAACAGATTTTCACTGAGTTTCTGTTGAGCGAGCCGGACGTGATTCGCGTGGACAAAATACTATTGAATTTCGAGCCAGTATCGCGTATACTTAGCGTGGACTATACTGTGGCACTTTCCGACGGCTCCAAACTCGTGTCTACTGTGCAGGTCTCGTTGTGACGTTCGGGGTACTGGAGACGGGGTTCAACCGCAAGCGCTTCGAAGATCTCGATACCCAGATCCGTGAGCGGCTCAAGACGCTCATCGATCCCGGCTTCGTGCTCGATGAGCGCACGTGGGAGGGTAACCAACACGCGATCGTCGTGGATGAACTCGCGATCATGTGGGAGTTGCTCGAAGTCGCGTACAACGGCAACGACCCGGACTCGGCCGACGATTTTCTGAGCGTTGCCTTGGCAGCACTGACCGGAACGCGGCGCAAGCTACCGACGAAAGGCGTCGTTGACACCACGATCAATCTCGACGCTTCCCAGGCTTTCGCTGCAGGGGATTTGATTGCGTTCGTTGCGGGCGACGAAACCAATCGTTGGGTTAACCGGGACGCAATCACTAGCACAACTGCCAGCAACTATGCGGCAACGTTCGAGTCGGAAGTTGCCGGAAGCCAGGCCGTTGCGGCTGCGGGGACCTTGACGCAAATTGCGGCGGCCGTGTCGGGGTGGAACTCAATCACGAACGCTGCGGACGCAACCCCCGGAACGGATCTGGAGACCGTTGATCAGCTCAAGGTGCGCAGGGTGCGTGAGCTGAGTGCCGCAGGTTCGGCAGGCCTACATTCGATCGTTGGGAAAGTCAGCGCACTTTCCGGAGTACTGTCAGTCGTAGGCGAGGAAAATACGCTGCCCTTTTTCGCTGGGGGTCTGCCTCCGAATAGTTTTCGGATCATCGTTTGGGATGGCGAGACGCCTGCAGCCGATGATGACGAAATCGCTCAGATGATTTTCGACTCGAAATCTGGCGGCATCCAATCGAACGGGGACGCGTCCGGGACAGCGACGGATGCGGGGGAAGAACACACCGTCAATTTTCAGCGCGCCGGAGTCGTTCCGATTTATGTTGCTGTGACCGTCGAGGGTGACGTTGCGGAAGCCGACGTAAAAGCCGCGATCGTAGCGGCAGGGAACGAAGGCAGACAGATCGGAGATGACGTACTGTACCGCAAAATTACTTGTGCCGCGTTTATCGACGGTGTGACGAACGCCCCCGATTTCACGATCGGT